CTTCTCCCAAACCAAGGTTTTCGAGAGCCGTTTTCACCGTGCCATCCGATTTGATATCACCAAACGGATTCTTGCGGCTTAACAGCAGCGCACGAAGCGCGGTAAGCAGCTGGTCATGCCGCCCCTTCTCCAGGCTGGCACCGGATGCCTCCACCACGCTGCAGAGTTCTTCCTGCAACATGTCAAAGTAGTCATCATCCAGATCGGTGGCAGGTGTGCCGGTCTGGGGGTTACCACGGGTAAAACCGTTCTTACCCGCGCCGAACTTATCCTTCTGCGCGGTTTTCGTGTCTATACGATGCATGGATTACTCCGGATATTTAAAAATTACGTAGGTATGCGAAGGGCAGAGTTTGTTAAGCACACACTCGACAACGGTGTCGCCCCAGATACGCAGTGCGGAATCACAGGGACCGGGTTTATTCAGCGCGTCAATCAGGCGATCGCGCTGGTCAAAGCAGTCATCTCCCACCACATAAGCCGTGATGGACGGGCGGAAAGTGATTTTCCCCAGGTCTTCGGTATAGGGTTTGTCGCGGTTCGGGTATTCGTGCGTTTCCACACGACGACCGGTTCCCGCACTTTCTTCTTCAACCTTAAACGGCACACCGCGAAATGACGCGTCCTGAAGTCTGTCTTTCCACGTCATATAAACTCCGTACATAAAAAATCCCACCGGAGTGGGACTCATTAACAGATTAATTTTTCATTACCTGCCAAAGCGCGTATAGCCAACATCATGGCTGACATCAAAACCGCTGGATCGCGTTTCCATAACCCGCATACCCGGAGGCGAATTCACAAAAGAGACCTTGATCTCACCATCAACTTTTGGCGCAGAAGCTTTGTTGATCATGAAGGGATTCGGGCCTGTGGCACCGGAGGCGTTGTTTGCCTGAGCCGGATCCACCGCCGGATAAGGAGTGTATCCCCGTGGCGGTATTCCCGTCCCATAAGCATCATAAGCACCCGCGCCCCACTGCGCCGAGTTAATGGCATCGACCGTGTCACCGGAACTGTCGGTAAACCATTCAATAATCGGCTTCAGCTTGTCCCACATATCCTGAAACCACTTAACAACCGGTCCCCAGTTATTGATCACCATCCCCAGCGGCGACCAGGCAAAAACCTTCTTCAGAAGTTCCCAGCCTGCCTCAAAATAAGGACCAATAGTTTCCCAGAGCTTCTTGAAATAAGGTCCGACAACATCCCAGTTAGTGATAATTAATCCCGCAGCCAGAGCAATCGCCGTCGCAATCATGCCAATCGGCGTCATCGACATGATCCTGCTGACAATACTGATGGCACCGCCCACGCCCATCAATCCCAGTTTCAGAATCGCAAGACCGGCAGCAAGCCCGACGACGCCGCGAATAACCCGGGGATTTTCATCCGCAAACTTCGTGAATTTCTCCCCCAACTCCCCCAGCCACTGCGTGATGTTCTTAGCGTCACCAGAAAATGCGCCGCCAATAGCCGCAAGGCCGTTAGTTGCGGTCCCCGTCATTGCCTCCCACAGGTTGGACAGCGTACCAAGCTGGGCCTGAACACGTTTATTCAGGCTGGCCTGTTTATTCATCTTCTGCTGGATCTGATCGTAGCCATCCTTTCCTTTATCGATCAGCGCATTGACCACCTGAAGGGTTTCGGCATCATCACCAAATATTGCCTTAAGTACACCGGTTCGCTTAACGTCGGTCAGTTTTCGCAGCTTTGCCAGTTGCCTGAACATGTTATCAAGACCGCCAAAACTCCCTTTGCCATCAGTAAAATCGAGCTGTACCCCGAGTTTCTGGCGGGCCATGATTTTATTGACGTCCCTGATTTTCTTAACGCTTAATCCGGACTGGATAACTTTTCGCAGGGCATTACCTGCCGACTCCCCGTTCATCCCCATTTGATCCATCATGACACTGATGGGGGCAAGACTCTGTGCAGCCTGAAGACCGTCCTTGTTCACCATCTTCAGAACAGAGCTGGTTTTAGTGAAGAATGACAACATGTTGGTGTCGTCAACGCCCAGATAAAACGCCTTCTGAATTGTGTCGAACAGCCCCATCATGTCTTCTGAGGCCGTTCCGGTAGCATCCTGCATCTTTGCAGCAAACTCAGCAGCCGCTTCCGGTGTTTTTTTCAGTTGTACCGCAAGATAAGCTGTCGCTTTACCCACACCACCAAGAATGTTTTCTGCCGGGATCCCCTGACGCACCAGCATCTGCATCATGTTCTGGAAATCAGCCGTTGTACCGGGTAGCTGGTTACCCAGGCCAATAGCCAGTTTATTGATGTCCTGAAAGCTCTTTCCAACCTCGCCGTTCGCATCCATCATGGCGACTTTCAGCCCGGTGGCGGCGTTTTCCTGATCGGCATAAGATTTCAGGGAAAGCGTCAGACCTGCTGCCAGTCCGCCACCAAGCGCCAGCCCACCCTGTGACGCTTCTTCCGCCTGGCGTTTAAATCCCCGGATTTTCTTTTGCATTTTCGACAGCGCGGGAGAAAGCCTGTCGACACCGGTGATCAACGCCTTAAGCTCAAATTCAGCCATGTGTGCGTTTCTCCTGCTCTATCCTGTTTGCCTGACTGACCAGTAAGGGAATTTCACTGATCGGCATATTCAGCAATTCGAAAGGATTAATGCGCCAGTAACTGGCGCAGTCAAAGAAGCGATCAGTGAGGTATTCAGCCGTCAGGCCTGGAGGAAAAAACCAGCCACAAGCCACGCCGCTGCATTCAGGTCTGCCGGAGACATCTGGTCGACAGAGCTTTGCGGCACTTTCGCCAGCCGCACAATGTATTTCGATACCACATGCGCCAGAAGTCTGACGGACTCATCCTGATTCATCTGGTAGGGATACCCCAGCTCGCGGACATCTTTCCCGGTGGGCTCATCAAACTCCAGTACGGAGAGTGTCTCGCCATGAGCGGTAATCGGTTTCTTTAACTCAAGCTCTTTCATTACTGGTAATCCCCTTCTTCACCGTGGAACTCAAGATCAACCGTCCCTTCTTCGGCATTATGGTTTGCTTCGCCGTGCAGCCAGGCAGACGACAGTACATAGACCTGACCGTTCGCCAGCTCGGCTGTGATGGTCATCTCATCAGACGAGGTGATTTTGCTCACCGGAAAATTCTTCGGCACCTTGAAGGTCCCTTTAACATAAGGCGCACGGTGAGTTTCCTTGCGGTCCACTGAACCGTCCAGGCCGATGATGTCATCATTGACCGTCCTGTTCATGGGCACCTCAATGCCGCCGGTCAGCGATAGCTGCTGACCGTCAATTTTGAAATAACAGGTTCCCCCGATACGGGCCATTATGCGGACTCCTCTGAATACTGAAGACGGAACTGGTTAACCACGGCAAAGACACGCAACTGGTTAACATAGTCAGGCGGGAACAGCGTGTTCAGGCGGTTCGGATCGCTGGCATCACGCTCCACAACCAGGTACTGCTTAAAAAGTTCGTAGTTTTCCACGATCCCCGCACGCTCAAGCTGACGGTAGCGATGGTGTATTGAGGCTGGCTATCTTCCTTCGCGAAGGATGCAAGGTCTTCAAACTGCTTAGCTGTAAGAACCACTGTCATACCTCTGTCGTTAAAAAACCTCGCTATTGCGAGGTTCGCGATTGCTCAATCGTTCGGATGTCCGCTTTATCTCTGTTACACTGCCCCAGCGCCAACAACAAGCTGACATTCAAATCCAAACTGCCTCCATAGGTCAGCGGCTCAGGAATAGCTGGTTGCAGTGTTTCAGTGGTCAGATTCGCCGGTAATGGCACCGCTGGAACTGGCACGTAAACTGTCCGCGTACTTCCGCAACCGGTCAGCAGCGGCAGCAGGCACAGCACGTGAAGCACAATCATCATCCGCAACAGCCATTTTGATATCTTCCTGGGTTCTCTGTGACTCCAGTGTGCTCTGCTGTTTTGCATGCTGGTTAGCCTCCAGTACTGTATTGACGATTTGCAGTGATTGCAGGACGTTATTGGTAATGGCAGTTGCCGATTTGGCATTTTGTACAGCCTCATCAGCACGTTTCTTTTCGTGCTGATATTTGCTGTAGTAGTAGTTGGCTGACCAGATGAAAGAACTGACGACAGTAAAAAGGAAAGCAGCGATAACCAGCTTATAGCTTAACTTCATTTACCACCCCACCAGCCTCTTTAAATCGGGCAATCAGGTCACCGATTTTATGTTCATACTGACCGTAACCTGCACCAGGTAACGACGCCCAGATATTGCTGCACCGGTCGATTGCCTGACGGATATCGCCGCGATCAATCATCGGTAAAGCACCTCGCTCTTTAATCTGCTGCAATGCCACTGCGTCCTGGCTTTTGGGGGAGAAGTCTTTCAGAGCAAGCTGTTTACGGTATGCATCCCACCAACGGGAAAGAAGCTGGTATCGCCCGGCAGCCGTTGATTTGAGTTTTGGGTTCAGCGTGACAAGTTTGCGAGGATGATCGGAGTAATCAGTGAACAGTTCGCCTCCCACAATAACGTCATAACCGTGGTTACATGTCGGTTGCCGTCCGTTATCAGTTCCTTCTGACCATGCCACCATATCGAGGAAAGCTTTACGCTGGGAATTTAGTACCTGCATAAATTACTCCTTAGAGCCACCAAACTTATTACCGATTACTCTCATTGCAGCCCCACGAATAGCATCGACACCGATCAACCCAACGCCACCACCAATGGCAACAGAAAGCGATTTAGGCCATCCGACATACTCAAGAGCGGATGCAAAAGTCAGCGTCAGAGCGCCACAGAGTAGAATTTCGAGTGTTTTTCGCTTCCAGCCACCACCACCGCCAAAATAGGCAATGCGCAAACCAGCCATAACAATCGACATAATCACTGCGCCCAGCGGTGTGTCTCCACGCCACCAGCTCTGGACCAACTCCAGCCAGGTATTTGGGTTATGAGGCATTTGTAGTTATCTCTCACCTCGCTGATACAGCAGGTGCAAATTGAGGAAACATCATGTACCGCAAATCAGAAGCGGAAACGTCAAAGAAGCCGAGTCAATGGATAACTGCGGGATAGACCAGGCCCAACGAATCCCTAGGCCCAGAAACGACAAAACCCGCTCGACGGCGGGTTTAAGCTGTGTGGCGAAGTAACCACTCTTAACAGATTACAATGATTTTTGCGTACGCGTTAGCATTTTCGTAAAATACATTACCTTGCAACCATTTCAGTATAAAAAATGAGCACAGAATTAAAACTAAAGAAAATTATGGCATCGTCTAAAATTGAGCCATTTATTAGACATATTCGTTTTCCTTTTTTTAAAAACCTTGCAGAGGGTAGCAAGATTGATTTTGAGTATCCAATTACAGCATTAGTTGGTCAAAACGGAACCAATAAAAGTTCTGTTTTAAGAGCCCTATTCGGTTCTCCAAACAACTATTCTCTGGGTAGCTTATGGTTTTCTACAGATGTAGATGAGATTAAAGATGGTGGTCGTTCTAGATTTATTTATGGATATTATGACAAAGCTACTGATTCAATTGTTGAAGTAATTAAAACTCGAATCTCTAAAGAAAATGATCCTGATTACTGGGAACCATCCAGACCATTAAAATCCGACAACATGGCTCCAATGCCTAGTACAACAATCTCAACCAATCAACTAAGGACTAGGTGGAAAGCTATTGACAAAAATGTAATATATTTAGATTTCAGAGCAACTATCAGTGCATTTGATAAGTTCTTTTATCACTCTGATTTTCATACATACCCTAAGAAAGATTATCTTAGAAAACGCAGTCAGATGCTAAAAGACATTATAGATAACGATCTTAAAAAATATCAACCTCATAAAGGAAAAAAAGACAAGCTATTTGTTAACACTTTATTAGAAAAAAGTAAGGTAGAGGCAATCAGCAAGATTTTAGGTCGCAAATACACAAGCATCCGCCTTATTGAACATAGCTTATTCACTAATGACAAAGCTCCCACAATTATTCTTCAATCAGAAAACTTAAAATATTCTGAAGCTTTTGCAGGCAGTGGGGAATTTGCTGTATCTATATTAGTGCATAAACTAATGGATAGCCCTGATGCATCTTTAATTCTGCTAGATGAACCTGAAGTATCACTTCACCCTTCTGCTCAATGTCAATTGATGGAATTTTTATCAGAACAAGCACTTAAAAAGAAACATCAAATTGTCATATCCACACATTCATCAACAATAGTAAAAGACTTGCCTAAAAATGCCATAAAATTATTCTGTCTGAATGATAAAATAGGAAAGGTTGATGTTCTTCAAAATGTCAGTCCAGAAGAATCTTTCTTTATTCTTGGTGAACGCATTGATAAAAGAACCGTTATTGTAGAAGATCGGTTAGCGAAGAGGTTTGTAGAAAAGGCGCTTAAAGCGGGTGGTGAAGCATTATTAAACTCCTTCGAAGTAAAACATGTTCCTGGAGGAGCGGGAAGTATTCTTCAAACTTTGGCTGTGCCTTTATGTGTTGCCAATGTTAAAAACGTTATTTTCTTATTAGATGGTGACCAATCGAGAACTGATGATTATCCAACTTCTGATTCCATACCAGAAAATCAAAACACAAACCTTCAAAACATCATAAAAAAAATAACCAATCAAGATATAAAATTTAGTTGTGATGGTTCTAATGGCTCATCAAATAACAATCAAAAATACAAAATGCAAAGAAATTTTATCGATTTCATCCACGATAAAATTGCTTTTCTTCCTGTTTATACTCCTGAAGCATTTCTTATTGAGAATGTTCATGGTGATTATAAAGAATATAAAGATCAAATCCCCAAAAACATTCAAGATGCTAAAGAAATCACCAAAGAACTTTGTAAGTTAGACACAGGGTTGGAGAACGTTACCAGTGACGATATCTTTGAAACACAAATCAGAATTCTTAATAAAATACCAAATAATCATGAAGTGTTAACAAAAACTCGAGAGTTGCTGCAAATCTTTTTAGATAATGATACTATCAGACCAAGAGTGAGGTAGATAATGGCTAAAAAGATACACGTTTACGATTTCTTTTCCGGCTGCGGCGGAACCAGTGTAGGCCTAAAAGCGGTGGGAATGGAAATTATTTTCGGTTTAGATATTGATCTAGACTCCGCTAACACCTTTAAAATGAATAATCCATTTGCACATTTTATCAATGGTGATATCAAAGATACACACGTTGAGGAAATTAAGCATCTGGTTTGTGCGTCAACACAAAGCAAAGCTCTAACCCTATTTTGTGGTTGTGCTCCATGTCAACCATTCTCGAAACAAAATAAAATACGGAACGAGGATGATCCGAGAAAAGATCTGCTTACTGAGTTTGCACGGTTTGTCTCTTATTATACGCCAGACTTTGTACTGGTAGAGAATGTACCAGGAATCCAAAATGTCGATATTAACAATGGAAATTTCCAGAAATTTCTTGAGATTTTAGCACATCATCACTACAACGTTGATTTTGGTGTGATTCCTGCGTTGTGGTTCGGGGTTCCTCAAACACGTGAACGTTTTGTTTTACTGGCGTCAAAACACACGAATATTAAGCTTCCATCACAAACTCATGATGGGTTAAAAACTCCGTATGCAACTGTCAGAGACTGGATCGGCGGATTACCTCCTATTGCTGCCGGTGAAACTCATAAAGATGTTATGGATCATACAGCAGCCAAACTATCTGATCTAAATATTAAACGTATTAAAGCGACTCCTGAGGGAAAAGGTAGAGAATCTTGGCCTGAAGAACTTATACTAAAATGCCATAAAAAATATAAAGGGCATACTGATGTTTATGGACGGCTTTCTTGGGACAAACCAGCAAGTGGATTAACAACTAGATGTATAAGCTATTCGAATGGACGTTTCGGACATCCAGAGCAAGATAGGGCTATTTCTGTTAGAGAGGCTGCGTTATTACAGACTTTCCCATTAGACTATTCCTTCACAGGCTCTTTAGTCTCGAAAGCCAAACAGATAGGGAATGCAGTCCCTCCCAAGATGGCTGAAGCTCTTGGAAGGGCTATCATCGCATCACTTTAAAAGCGGAGCCCTAGAGGGCTTCGCCTAACAATAATAGAATACCTGATATAAACCCTATAGCTCCCTGAAGCTCTTTTCTAATTGCTCCATCAGAGCATTTTCTTTTCTTAGCAATGGTGCGTAATGAGATACCAATCACAAAATGAGCAATGATCAGCTCATATTCTTCTGGTTTATACTTCCGCAGGCGGGCGACACAGCCATCAATCATGATGCCTTCATCATCATCACACTGAATCCGGGACTTTCTGCCATGAGGTAAAAGCCCCTTGAAGCCAGCGGCTACCGGTTGCCAATCCACACCACTGTTCTCTGCCGCAGCCCACGCTCCCCAACGGTCTAATACTTCATACATATCACACATCAACTTTCTCCACCAAATCAGGCTAGCACACCAATTGCCAACGCACGGTCGATAAAACGAAATATCAGCTCCAGCTGGGAGCCATACTTCTCTTCAAATGCCACGGTATCCGCATGCAGCTCGTCGTGATGCTTTCTGCACAAAGGCAACACAAAGAGGTCATGCGCTTTTGTACCCATTCCGCCCTGACCGTGGCCTATCAGGTGGTGGGGATCATCAGCAGGTTTTCCACAACATGCGCACGGCTGCGTCTTAACCCAGCGCGTGTACTTTTCATTAACCCAGCGGTGACGTTTTGGGCGTAACATAAAAGACTCCGGCGACTCCGGATCCACTTTCAGCGCCAGCACCTTTTTCGCCTTATCCTGGATGATGCTGGTGGCAGGAACCGAAGGCACAAGGTCACTTTCCCGGGTAACAGACGGCACAACAGGCTTCGGTAATCTCAGTGCCTTACGGGCTGCACTTTCCGGTAAGGCATCCGCCAGATCATTACGAATCAGCCACCAGCACAGTTCCGGCATTGTCACAACATGACTGTCATCAAAACCGAGATCCCGACGCACAACAGACAACACCCAGCGGGCACAGTTATCCGTTGCCATTGATTCCAGCCGTTCCGTGAACTGATCGCGCAGCTGGTTATCGCAGTGCCAGCACAGACGGATTGCGCCCGGAGCGTGTCGCATTGTTGTCATGTTCTCGCTGTGCCAGTCGGAATGAGGCCACTGGCAGCCTTTTTCACGAAGTAACCAGCTTTCAAGACATTCCACGCCACCAGCACGACGGATCACTGCCTCATTGCGGAACACGGCCAGAACGGCAGGATCATCCGCCAGCGGTTGTGATGCCGCCGGAACAGCACCACTGGCGAAAGATGAATAACGTTCCGGCTCAGGCTCCAGCAGGACACGCCCCTGCATAAACAGGGGCATCAGCTCTGAACCTGGTCTGAACAATACGATCCCCATACGCGGGGCAATTTCAGGGGTCAGTAGTGCTCTCACGGTCACCTCAATGAACGGTATCGAGCAGCTTTAACAGCTCAGGGAATCGGGATTCGAAGAAATGCGGCTGCGTCTCGCGCGGATTTGCGGGACTGGTGATGTTCTTGCCGAACATGCAGCCTTTCGCTGTCAGTGACCAGAATTTTTTGATGTTGTTAATCGCGGTACGGCTGTATCGTTCGCGCTGCTCGACGATCCCCAGTTTCACCATCTGGTGATATGCCTGATTAGCCGTCAGGCGGATACCATACTGTTTCAGCAGTGCACTCAGTGACAGTGTCGGGCGACTTGAGCCATCGTGTGCATCAGCAGGAGCATCAATGGCATAGCGCGGTGCCAGATTCGGTAAGCCAACAGCCTCCTGGAGTTTCTGACAGGCACCAAGCACTGAAGAGTTAGACAGGTTTAACTCCCTGCGCATAAAGTCCAGCAGAATCACTCCAGCCTGCATCTTGTCAGCAGCCTGCCCGGATAATTTTTCCGATGCGCTGGTTACCATATCGAAAGTACGGATCACCTTCAGATGGAATGACGGGCTGATCCACATTGCATAGGCATACACCAGTTCTTTGCAGACATACGTCCCCTGGTTATTTCCGCCATTAATGACGCTAACTGGTTGATTTTGTTCCAGAGGTGGAATTCCACCCTCGGTGAAAAGTTGTTCAATCAATTCACAGGTTTGCTTATTGGAGAGCCAGTATTTCGGGCGGTTTTTTTGTTCTCCCCCGGCTGCCCTGTGCAGATCGTTCAGGCTGTAACGCCCATAAGCATCACGACGAACTTCAATACCATCAATGACCATCAGATTATTCATACTTCGTTTCTCCTCTTGATCAGGCGGCTGCACCCGCCGTTTTCTCGTACTTACTGATAGTGATCTCGACCTTCCCTTCCGGGATAACCGGTCCCCACTCCACCAGCATTCTTTTCACCTGACTGTCGTCTTCCCACACACCCGCGTGGGTCAGGGCGTCAAACAGCGCCTTGTTATAGTTGTCCAGATCGCGGATCCGGTTATCCGGAGGAAACAACACGATCTCCACTGAAGCAGGTGCCGACGTTGGTTTTGGCAGACGACGTAACTGCTCAACTATTGCTGCACACGCCGCGCTCTGGAATTTGCGCCCCGCCGCGCTTATCAGGCTCTTACCTGCAAACGCCCCTTGGTTGGGGTGTCGCCAGTACGTGTTCACGCTGGGCGGAAAAGGCAGTATTAGCTTCATACTTTCAGCTCCCTCTCATGTAACCAGTGGGCTGCACGCAGCCTGGCGTTTTCCTCACCGGCAAGCAGTGAGCGGATAATCCCGACCGCCTCGCTGTCGTCGTCCTTCACCGCGGTATGAAGCGTTATCCCCCGGGCCACGCCACGCTTTATCGTGATGACGCCTTTTTTCTCCAGTGCGCGAAGATGCTCCACCGCTGCATTCACTGAACGGTATCCCAGCATGGTTGCCACCTCCTGATTGGTTGGCGGAAAGCCACGCTCTTTCTGGTAAGAAATCAGCATATCCAGCACCTGCTGCTGGCATTGAGTTAACGTCGTCATTACGCCCCCACGTAATTCCCTGACAGATACCACTCATCACTCGATACAGCGCGCTTGCTGCTTTTCCGTAAACACTGCTCACGACGCGCCAGAAAATTGTTTCGTTCTGGCTGGGAGTGGCTTTCACGGAATGCCACCACCCACACCGTTGCAGCACGACGGTATAAGCCCCTGGACTCCAGTTCTTCCGCCTGGCGGGTCAGGCACAAAATCTCCCGCGGGTCGTTAGTGCCGACATAGAAATTGCGCACAGGTCTGGTTTCACGAACTGATTGCGGTTCCGCCTCCTGCGCTCTCTCAGTCAGGCGCGGGAAATGTCTGCGTGTATCCCCTTCACAACGGTGAGCCACACGACCACTCTGACGTAACTTGCTTGCTGACTGCAGAACGCGCTGCCGTGAGTAACCTGCAAAAGCATCCGCAATGTCTCCGGAAGTACACCCCGGATGGGCTTCAATGAATTTCTGAACGTCATTCAAAAGACTCATGCTCACCCCCTGAATCCTGCCGGGATCTGGCTGTAGTCCACGTTGTCGTAACTGGCTTTGAAGTACGGGTCTTCGCGTTTTTCGGTGTACGTGCTGACGGACGGCGATAAGCGCAGGGAAAGCTCATCCCATTTTTCCCGCAGCTTCGACGGGCTGAGCACGTTACGGCACCAGAACGGATCGCGACTGACGCGGCTGTACATCTCGCAGATTTGTTTATGAGTACGACCATCCTGCACACACATCAGGCGAATTTCGTTTGCCCAGGCTGTCCAGTTCGGTTCTTTGGGACGAACCACCTCGCCGTCACATTCGGCGGCCTGCTCGTACAGGGCGATGATTTTTTTCCAGAGCCACTGTGCGCAGGTCAAATCATCCTGCGTTCCCCACTGGCGCTTTTTAGGGCTGAATACAACCGCATCAGGATGGCGAGTTAAAAACTCCTGTTCAGCCGTCTGCGTGTCCGGTTGCGAAGCGTCCGGACGAGAAGTTTTTTTATCTGACGGATCATGTTTTGATTTTACTGACGGATCCCCGCCAGATTCTGACGGGTGAAAACCCGCTTTTTTGCCAGATTTCGACGCATCAAATTTTGACGGGTCAGATTTTGATGCGTCAGATTTTGACGGGTCAGAATCTGACAGTTGAGAAAATGCCGCTGCCTGAAGCTTCGCAACGTTAAGCTGATAAACATTCGACGCATTGCGGTTACCCTGGCGACGCGCCTTACGCGTTAACCAGCCTTCTGCTTCCAGCCGTGCGATAGCCGTCCTGACGGTACTCATCCCCGCGCCAATCTGACGGGCAATAGTTTCAATTGATGGCCAGCACACACCTTCGTCATTACTGAAATCAGCCAGGCGGGCCATAATTGCCACGCTGGATAATTTCATGCCTGATGCAGCGCAACCATCCCATACATAGCCGGTTAATTTAGTGCTCATGACCGACCTCTATTTCCCTGAATTTACGACGAAACTGTTCGAGCGGACTGAAGCACTCATGCTCATAGCCTTCGCGGAGGTAGATAACCCGTTGTGTTTCCGGTTCCCAACGAATGACTCTGACGGGCACTCCGTAGTGATCTTTGAACCAGCGGTTAACTTGTCGCAAAGGACTGTCTCCTTCTGCCGGTTGAAATCACCCACAGCCCACTCTGCAAAGCTGTGGGTTACAATTTCCCTGTCACCTGGTACATTTACTGCATAGCAATACTCCACCTTCGCTTTTCCACCCGGTACAGGAAGCGCAATCAGTTGCGAGCGACGGTAGTGTGTTGTTAAACTGTTCATGCGTTAGTTTCTCCACAGTCACGACACGCCACGGCGCCCGGAGCTGCACACTCGCGGGCGTCATTACTTTCTGAAATGCAAAAGATTTTGTAGACCAGTGCTGCATGCTCCTGCAGCTTCGAAATTGAGAGATATAGCTCGTCGTTAATTGCTGTTTTCTCATGCGGTTCCACTACACCGTCTTCGATTGCTGAACGAATCTGTTTTGAATAACTGCCGATCTGTTCAATGACTTCCAGCAGACGCTGGTTAATATCGGCGTTGTCCACATCCTCGACGTCAGGAAGAGACACAAATACGCCATTTGCAGACTGCGCCACAGCATCAGCAATGAAGTGAGTGCCACCAGCACGCTGTAAAACCATTGCCCATCCCAGCGGAAAAATCTGATCGCCATCTGCACGAAGGCGGTTGAATAAAGCGTTCTCTGTTACATCCAGCCAGTCAGCCGCTTCAGCGTAACCACCCGGCAACGCCGCGATAGTTTTTCTGACAGCTTTCACGTACCACTCAGGCTGTTTTTCTATTTTCCAGTGATGCTTACCCACGATTAGCCTCATCGTTCTGTGGTTAAAAATTGAAAGTGTTCTGCTAATCTTTCGGATAGATATCCGGTCTTAAGTCAGATTTCGTAATTGCACCTGACGTGCATTGCTCAAGTTTTTTAGCCAGCACAAAACTGGCTTTTTTATAGCCATTGAAAACCAGCCGTAAGTAGCCAGGTGTTGAGCCAACTTTTCCGGCCAACTCGCCCTGCTGTTCTTTGGTTAAAGAGTCCCAATACGCTTTCATACAATATGTACCTCCGGTGTACATACTACATGATTAAAATGAACCTTCAAGATACTTGTACCTTAACGGTACAAGGGTTTTAATTTCGTTATGAAAACAATCCATGACATCCGGCGGTCTAACGCCAGAAAACTGAGAGATGGTGTAGGCGGGAATTCTTCCTTTGCCACTATGATTGATCGCGAGCCAACCCAGACCAGCAGGTTTATGGGAGATGGTGCTACTAAAAATATCGGTGACAGCATGGCACGACACATCGAAAAATGTTTCGACCTGCCTGTCGGATGGCTCGATCAAGAACACCAGACAACCAACATCACAAAAAAACCTGATGTTTCAATCACTAATAAACAAATCACATTAGTCCCTGTCATATCATGGGTACAGGCCGGAGCATGGAAAGAAGTTGGATATTCTGAGGTTGATTTGAGCACAGCAGAAACGTATCCCTGCCCTGTACCCTGTGGGGAAATGACTTATATCTTGCGGGTGATAGGTGATTCAATGATTGATGAGTACCGCCCGGGAGACATGATTTTTGTCGATCCTGAAGTACCTGCCTGCCACGGTGACGACGTTATTGCATTGATGCACGATACAGGTGAAACCACCTTCAAAAGGTTGATAGAAGATGGGACACAGCGTTATCTCAAAGCGTTAAACCCAAACTGGCCTGAGCCTTACATTAAGATCAACGGTAATTGCTCTATAATTGGAACTGTGATTTTCTCAGGAAAACCAAGAAGATACAAAATCAAAGCCTAATCAATGTTTATGAACCTGCTTCGGCAGGTTTTTTTATACTTGACAATGTACCTTTGAGATACATAATGTATCCAAGAGAAACAAAAAACAGGCAGGACGCCCACGAAGTAGCCGCCGGTGGCGTATGAATGACCGGATGATTCGTTAAATACTATGTGTAAGAGAGCGCAAATGAACCGTTATTTCACATGCTCGTTTTGTGGCGCAAACGAGCTGCAGGCAAAAAAAATCATCGCCAAAGGCGGAAAAGATGAAGTTGCTATCTGCTCTGAGTGCGTAGTCTTGTGTGTCGGGGCATTAATCAATATCAGCACAACTATTCAGTTCACACCAAATGAGAATGCGCCTTTAGATGCGCGGAAATCTGGAGGTTAAAGAACAAAATGAAAGTCCAGATTTTAAACAATAGTGGTGAAGTCGTTTGGTCATACGACATAGCCGCTCCTGTAGATCAGAGCGGCGATAGCTGGACCAATGGGAAACATCAGATTATGGCTGGAGTTGTGTTCTCTTTACGCCGTGCTTTAGAACAGGCTGAAGTCTTTCCATCAGACCCTGAATGGAAATGGCCTTTTTCTATTTGTCCAAATTCGGAGAGTACATTTCAGAAAATTGGTCAGAAAGTCGCACTCGAAGAGCATCAGCCAACTGTTTCCTGATTTTTTCAGGTAACTCGTCGGCATCGCAGAAACAACAACGCTCGATCATGTTGAAAGCCGATTCGTAGAACTGTTTTTGCTGAGTGTCGCTGAGACAGGAAAAGAGCGACGTTACGATGATTTTATTAATTGCATTATCAAGTTCTTTTTCATCAAAAGTCATTTGATTTTCCTTTTATGTATACGGGCTTAAAAGGATACCACCGAGCCTGAAGTGGTGAAAAGACAGGCACATAACAGCTAAGTATTTTCAACCAGAGAGAATCCTTAGCGTTGTGGTGAATGCGGCTCAGCGCACACGGGTTAAGGTTGAGGCTGACAGTCGACCTTCTGTGGATACCCACCCGCCTGGTGTGCAACCTTCGCCAGGCACCGGGAGGCACCCGGCACCACAACTTTATGCTGTGTGTAGTCTTAGCGGTACCAGCTTGTACCCTTGCTTCCGGCTGGTACCGTCCTTTTTACAAAACAGAGAAGAGCATCACCGGACGACGGGCTCATAACCCAATCCATCCGGGCGGCTGCCACCGCAGGTGTTCTTCTCTGTTTTGTGGAGAAACTAACCGCCCCTACGGGGGCATTTATGGAAATGTAATTGACTCAATAATCGCCGGACGGTGAGGGCTTCCTTTTACCCGAATTCAGCGCGGTGCAGCGCATATACGTGGAGAACAAAATGTCATTTATTAAAACTTTTTCCGGGAAGCATTTTTATTATGACAGGATAAATAAAGACGACATCGTTATTAACGATATCGCGGTTTCCCTTTCAAATATCTGTCGCTTTGCAGGACATCTTTCACACTTCTACAGTGTCGCCCAACATGCGGTGCTTTGCAGCCAGCTGGTGCCACAGGAATTTGCTTTTGAAGCTTTAATGCATGATGCAACAGAAGCATATTGCCAGGACATCCCCGCACCACTGAAACGACTTCTTCCTGACTATAAACGGATGGAAGAAAAAATAGACGCCGTAATACGTGAGAAATACGGGTTACCTCCTGTTATGAGCACGCCAGTGAAATATGCCGATCTCATTATGCTGGCAACCGAACGCCGCGATCTCGGGCTTGATGATGGCTCTTTCTGGCCTGTACTGGAAGGTATCCCGGCAACAGAGATGTTCAAAGTGATTCCACAGGTACCGGGCCATGCCTACGGGATGTTTATGGAACGTTTTAACGAGTTATCGGAGTTACGCAAATGCGCATGAATGTTTTCGAAATGGAAGGGTTTCTTCGTGGGAGATGTGTACCGCGAGATCTGAAAGTGAATGAAACAGATGCTGAATACCTGGTGCGTAAATTCGATGCGCTTGAAGCTAAATGTGCAGCACAGGAAAACAAAGTAATACCAGTGTCAACTGAACTGCCACCAGCAAATGAAAGTGTTTTGTTATTCGATGCTAACGGAGAAGGCTGGCTAATTGGCTGGCGTTCTCTCTGGTACACCTGGGGACAAAAAGAAACCGGAGAATGGCAGTGGACATTTCAGGTCGGGGACCTTGAAAACGTCAATATCACTCACTGGGCAGTAATGCCAAAAGCACCGGAGGCTGGAGCATAATGACCACTTTTACCGACAAAGAACTGATTAAAGAAATTAAAGAGCGTATCAGCAGCCTTGACGTGCGAGACGATATTGAGCGCCGTGCTTATGAAATCGCACTCCTATCTCTGGAAGTAGAACCAGATGAACGCGAAGCTTATGAATTATTCATGGAAAAGCGTTTCGGTGACTTAGTAGATCGTCGGAGAGCAAAAAACGGCGATAACGAATACATGGCATGGGATATGACTCTCGGTTGGATCGTCTGGCAGCAACGAGCAGGTATCCATTTTTCAACAATGTCACAACAAGAGGTGAAATAATGGAGCCATACAGCCTCACACTCGATGAGGCCTGTCATTTTCTCAAGATATCCAGACCGACTGCCATTAACTGGATACGCACAGGGCGTCTTCAGGCAACACGCAAAGATCCCACTAAGAATAAATCTCCTTACCTCACAACACGACAAGCCTGCATTGCGGCTCTTCAGTCTCCGCTGCATACTGTCCAGGTGAGCGCGGGTGATGGCATAACAGAGGAAAGAAAA